CCTGGGGAAATGGTGACGACAGAAAGAACAGACTTTCCGCCGCTGGCTACGATTACAACGCGATCCAGGCGATCGTTAATCAGAAAGCCGCACCGGCGAAGAAATCCAACGAGGAAATCGCGAAGGAAGTTCTGGCCGGAAAATGGGGAAATGGTGACGACAGAAAGAACAGACTTTCCGCCGCTGGCTACGATTACAACGCGATCCAGGCGATCGTTAATCAGAAAGCCGCACCGGCGGAGAAATCCAACGAGGAAATCGCGAAGGAAGTTCTGGCCGGAAAATGGGGAAATAACCCACAGAGAAAGGCAAAGCTTGAAGCCGCCGGTTACAATTACGCAACCATTCAGGCGCTTGTAAACAAAATGTGTTAATTGTAAATGATATAATTTACAAAATACACTTTACAGTTTAGAAAATATGTGATACAATGGCGCAGAGGGAAGGGGTTTAAGGGGGAACAAAATTCTTCTGAAAATCCACCTGGATAATCGGTCGTAAAACGGCCGCCAGGCTTCCGGATTTGCCCGGATTTCGCCCTAAATGATTTTTGGCGAAGAAATACCCACGCAAGCAGTAAAACCGATTTACGGGGCTTGTGTGGGTTCTTTTTATTTCTGATATATTCTGATTTGTTCTGATAAACTCTGATTATCTCTGATTTACTCTGATTTTTCAAAATCAATAAACACTTCGCCGTCAATTACAATTTTCGGAATCCGAAGAAATCCGTTGTCGTCCCAGACTGGAATGTGTACGTTGTGGCCGAAATCCGTCATGATCCGGGCGATAGCAGAAGCAGAACCATAGTTCACATGATTTCGGTTCCGATCTCCGTCGTTCGCTTGTTTATTGCACCAGTCACAAGATTCAAAAAGCCTAACCTTTAATTCGTCGAAATAATTCTTATACATATTCATTCACCTTTCTTTTCTGTTCTATACAGTCCTTTTTCTTCCAGGTAAGAAATAAAATCTTCTTCCGGAATTCCGATCGCATGTGAAAAAGTTTCCACATATCTATTAAATTCGTTGTGCCAGTGTTCAAAACCTTTCTGATCGTGAGATAAGAAGGCTTCACTTGCCTTGTTCCAGGCGCCTATTGTTTTATTCACAGCCGCTTCAAGAGCTTCTTTCCATTCTTCCGTTGTCTTTCCTTCCTGGCGGCCGGAGCCGCCGCAAATGTTAAAGTGTTGAATCGAACTTCATAACCGTTTCTATGATCTTGATCCGGTATTTCAAGTTAGAAGCCGAAGTTGTTAAGATTTCACGTTCACGCCTACAAGGCACAAGCGAAATCGCGTAATTCACAAGTTTTTCTTCCGCCGCCTGAAATTCTTCCTTCGCCTTGCATAATTCAGCCCACAGTCCGCAGTCTTCAACGAGTGCGCCGAAGTCGTCGATTGCCTGATCCGCGATCGAATCATCATCAATCGCCCATGTGCGAGAAGGAACCGTTCCGTCTTCGTTTACAACACCCAGGCTTTTCACGAAAGCGGCTTCCATTTCCTTTTCCCTGGCTTCCAACGCTTCCAGGGCTTTCTTCGTTTCGATATACTCTTTTTGTTCTCTATTATATTTTCTTCTCATATACTTAACCTTTCCACCAGCGGCGCCAGGCCGCCGGCTTAAAAAATATTATGCTGTTAATGCCGGGGCCATTGAATACTGGCCCAGTGGATAAACGGTTTCGGCGTTTCTGTATTCAGAAGCCGCCTTGATGATCCGGCACTTCTGAACCTTTTCACCGTCCGAAATGGTGATTGTCTTCGCCGTTCTGGCTGTTACGGTGTAAGTCCACACACAGTCGTGATCGCAGATACTACGCATTGAATAAGTTTTTCCGATTTCAAATTTCTTCATTTTTATTTACCGCCTTTCCTTAACTTCTGATTACATTATACACTTTATAGTGTAATATGTCAAGTAAAAATGTAAAGAAAAATAATAAAAATGTAAAATTATTATTTCTATATTACATTATAGAGTGTATAAAAGGCGGCACACCGGCCGCCTTTCGTTTACTGGATTGAATCGCTGACTTCCATTCGATGATCGCGAAGCTTTATCTGTTTAATTGTTTCCGGGTGATCTTCGCCGAAATTATATTTCATGTGTTCGATCATCGGATCCAGACGTTTGGCTTCTTCTTTGAAGTATTCCTTGATATACTGACGATCAATGTCTGTTCTAACTTCGATTGTCGCATGTTCTTTATTCCAGGCGTTGGCTTCAATGGATTTCATTCGATCACTCACGAATGACATAATCGGCCAGAAACAAATATTTTTCTTTGCGGTGCTTAACTGACCGTTTCTTTTTAATTTAAGAAGACAATAATCACTTCCGAGCCAGCCGAGTTCTTCCGGCGACTTTTCAACGAAGTAAAGTCCGTTATCTGTTTTGAAGTATGCGTTTTTGATTTCTACCACACAACCAGTTACCATTTCTTTTCCGTTCTTATCTAACATTTTTAATTCCTCACTTTCCTTAACTTCTGATTACATTATACACTTTATAGTGTAATATGTCAATATAAAATGTAAAGAAAACAATTAAAAAATAAAATATTTATTTCAACTTGACATTATAAAGTGTAAAATGTAAAATACATATATCAATTTAAGAAAGAAGGTGTTTTCGTGGGAATGACAACAGCCGAAAAGATCCGCCTGATTGTTGGACGTCGCGGCGTAACAATGGGAGAAGTCGCAGAAGGGACGGGGCAGACGCGCCAGAACTTTTCGAACAAATTAAAACGTGACGATTTCAAGGAATCGGAATTGTCACAGATCGCGGAATTCCTTAATTGCGAATTTAAGATCATTTTCGTGGATAAGGAATCCGGCGAAGAATTCTAAAATCAAATATCGAAAGGGAAATAACATGAATTTAATAGATTTACGATATATAGACGATCTGAAAGACTTAGATCTTGACATGGTAGACATAAGCAAGCCAGCGCCGGAATTTGAGCCGAACAGACAGTTCTATTTTATGGCGAAGGCCCGTTCCTGGGTGAAGAAAAAATCCGAAGAACTGGGACGTCCCATGACCTTTTTTACTCAAACTTTCGGGTGCCAGATGAATGCCAGAGATTCCGAAAAGCTATGCGGAATTTTAGAAACCGTAGGTTTTGAAGAGACCGATTCAGAGGAAGCGGATTTTGTCATTTATAATACCTGTACCGTACGTGAAAATGCCAACAATAAGGTATACGGACGTCTGGGATATTTAAGCGGTTTTAAGAAAAAGAATAAAGATATGATGATTGCATTATGCGGCTGTATGATGCAGGAACCGGAGGTTGTGGAAAAATTAAAACAGAGCTATCGTTTTGTAGACCTGGTTTTTGGAACCCATAATATCTTTAAATTTGCAGAACTTCTGGTACGCTGCTTTGAAGAGCAGAAAATGGTGATTGACATCTGGGATGATACGAAAGAAATTGTAGAAGAACTTCCGGTAGAACGGAAATATAGCTTTAAGTCCGGTGTTAATATTATGTTTGGCTGCAATAATTTCTGCAGTTACTGTATTGTGCCATATGTAAGAGGAAGAGAACGCAGCAGAAAACCGCAGGATATCATAAGAGAAATTGAAAAATTGGTAGCAGATGGTGTAGTAGAAGTTATGCTCTTAGGACAGAATGTCAATTCCTATGGAAAGAACTTAGATACACCAGTGACCTTTGCACAGCTCTTACAGGAAGTAGAAAAGATTGACGGTCTGGAAAGAATCCGGTTCATGACATCCCATCCAAAGGATTTATCCGATGAACTGATTGAAGTAATGAAGAATTCTAAAAAAATCTGCAGACATCTTCATCTGCCGCTTCAGTCCGGCAGCAGCAGAGTGTTAAAAGAAATGAACCGTCACTATGACAAGGAGCATTATCTTGCACTGGTTGAAAAAATCAAAAAAGCAATGCCGGATCTGGCAATTACAACAGATATTATTGTAGGATTTCCGGGAGAAACTGAAGAAGATTTCTTAGAGACCATGGATGTGGTAAGACAGGTAGAGTATGACAGCGCGTTTACTTTTATTTATTCAAAACGTACCGGAACGCCTGCTGCCAAAATGGAAAATCAGAT